GCTGTGAAAACCACATTTGACTGGAGTGATGGTGCTAAAGTAGAGTATGTAGATCCAGCTAATTTAGTTTACTCTTACACAGAATCCCCTTACTTTGAAGATGTATATTATGTAGGCGAAGTAAAAGAAGTTCCAATAAACGAATTAGTAAAACAGTTCCCCGAGTTAACGGAGGAGGATGTTAAAGATATAGTTGAAGGACCTAGAAGTTCTTTAAAAAGTTACAACAACAATGTTAATAGGGATAGGAACAAGGTTGATGTTCTTTATTTTAATTATAAAACCCATAAGAACAACACTTACAAGTTGAAGGAAATGGGGACTGGTGCTGAGAAGGTTATAGAGAAAGATGACACTTTTAATCCTCCAGCAGATATGGAAGGGAACTTTGCTAAGTTAGAAAGAGTGATGGAGTGTTTGTATGAAGGTGTTTTAATCCTTGGTACTGATAAACTCTTAAAGTGGGAAGTTGCTAAGAATATGATGCGAAGTAAATCTAACTTCGACAAGGTTAAGATGAACTATAGTATCGTAGCACCTAGAATGTATAATGGTAAAATAGAATCTATAGTTAGTAGAATAACCGGGTTTGCTGATATGATACAGTTGACTCATTTGAAGTTACAACAAGTCATGGCTCGAATGGTTCCAGACGGTGTTTACTTAGATGCGGATGGTTTAGCGGAAATTGATTTAGGTAACGGAACTAATTACTCCCCACAGGAAGCTTTAAACATGTTCTTCCAAACTGGTAGTGTTATAGGTAGATCATTTACTTCTGAAGGTGATATGAATCCTGGTAAAGTACCTATTCAACAGATACAAAATGGATCTGGTGGAAATAAGATGCAAGCATTAATACAGACATACAACTACTATCTACAAATGATTAGAGATGTCACTGGACTTAACGAAGCTAGAGACGCTTCAACTCCAGATAAGAATGCTTTAGTCGGTATACAAAAACTAGCAGCTGCAAATTCTAACACAGCAACTAGACATATATTACAATCCATGTTATTATTAACAGCGGAATCGGCTGAGGCTTTGTCTTTAAGAATATCAGACATTATAGAGTATTCACCAACAAGAGAAGCTTTTATTCAATCTATAGGCGCTCACAATGTTGCTACTTTAGAAGAGATAAAAGAATTACATTTATATGACTTTGGTGTATTCATAGAGTTAATGCCGGATGATGAAGAAAAACAAATCCTTGAAAACAATATACAACAAGCTTTAGCTCAAAAACTTATAGATTTAGACGATGCAATTGATCTTAGAGATGTTAGAAATGTTAAGTTGGCTAATCAGCTACTTAAGATTAAAAGAAGAAAGAAACTTGAGAGAGATCAGAAGATGCAGCAAGAAAATATACAAGCTCAATCACAGGCTAATGCTCAAGCTCAACAAGCTGCCGCTCAAGCTGAGACGCAAAAAGAACAAGCTAAAGCTCAAATCCAAGCACAATTAGAACAACAAAAGAATCAACTTAAAGTAGAGTTTTTACGACAAGAAGCTTTAGTTAAGAAAGACTTAATGGATCACGAGTTCCAAATAAATATGAGACTTCGTAGTATGGAAAATGAGATCATAGACAAAAGAGACAGTAATAGAGAGGATAGAAAAGATCAACGTATAGATAAACAAGCACAAAACCAACAAGCAATAAAAAAGGGTGAATCACTTAAAAAGTTTGAATCATCAGGTAATGATATAGTTGGAGGTGGACTTGGATTAGATAAGTTTTAACCAACACAGTTTTTAATTTTATAATATTTTATTATGGCAGAAGAAGTAAAAGATGCAGTTGAAGAGACTGTAGAGCAACCCGTTGTAGAACAACAAGTTGACGAATCAAAATTTGAAAGTGCTGGAGATGATAGCATTATTAAAGTAGACTTAAGTAAACCACCAACCGATGAAACTACAGAAACAGAAGCTAACACAGCAGGAGTGGTGGGAAGCGATGAAAACGCCGACACCACAGAAGAACAAGAAGAAGTACAACCGCAAGGAGAAGTACAAGAAACAGAAACACCAGTACTAGAAGAAGTAACTGAGGAAGAGGTTGAAGCTGTAGAAGAGCAAGTTGAAGAAGCTATAGCAGAAGCGGAAGTTACTGGGAAACCTTTACCGGAGAATATTCAGAAGTTAATTGACTTCATGGATGATACTGGTGGAGATATAAATGACTACGTAAGTTTAAATAGAGATCTAACTAAGTTGGACGACTCTGAGATACTCGATGAGTATTATAGAAAAACTAAATCTCATTTATCAGCATCAGAAAGAAACTTTTTGTTAGAAGACAAATATGGTTTCGATGAGGATGTAGATGATGAGCGTACAATAAAATCAAAGAAAATCGCTTTAAAAGAGCAAGTTGCCGAAGCGAAAACCTACTTAGACGGGCAAAAGTCTAAATATTACGAAGAGATTAAAGCTGGAAGTAAACTCACAGGTGAGCAACAGAAGGCGGTTGATTTCTTTAATAGATATAATAAGGAATCTGAAGAGACTCAGAAACTAACAGAATCTAACAAACAAGTTTTTCAAAGTAAGACCAACAATCTATTCAATGACAAGTTCAAAGGTTTTGACTATAATGTCGGAGATAAGAAGTACAGGTACAACGTGAAAAACATTGATGACGTTAAAACAAACCAAAGCGACCTCAACAACTTTGTCCAAAAGTTTTTGGATAAGAACAATCAGATGAACGACGCTAAAGGTTATCACAAGTCTTTATTTACAGCAATGAATGCTGACGCTGTGGCTCAACATTTTTACGAGCAAGGAAAAGCAGATGCAATCAAAGATACTGTAGCTAAAGGTAAGAATATTAACGTAAACCCTAGAGGTACTCATAGTGATACTCAGGGTGGTATGAAGTTTAAGGTGTTAGGTGAAGACTCTAATGATTTCAAATTCAAGATGAGGAAAAAGAAATAATTAATTTTAAAACAATTTAAAAATGGCAATTTCAAGTGCAAGTGGAATCGATGCGGCTCCACGTAAACAGACCTTAGCTTCCAATTATGTAGACTTTACGTCTGCAGCTACGGAAGGTTGGGCACAACAATACTTACCGGACCTTATGGAAAAAGAAGCCGAGGTTTATGGTAAAAGAACTATAGCTGGATTCCTAGCTCAAGTAGGTGCTGAAGAAGCTTCTGCTTCTGATAGAGTTATCTGGTCTGAACAAGGTAGATTACATCTTGCTTATACATGTACATATAAGGATAGTACTAATACTTATGAAGTGGTAAACGACATGGACGGTAATCCTGTTGGTGTAAACCACGGACTTAGAGTTGGTGATATGGTAGTTATGTCTAATGCGTCCGCTACAGCTAAAGGTTACATCTCTGCTATTAATGAAGATGGTGACAACGCTGCTGAATTTACAGTTTTAGCTTATGCTGACGCTAATATGTCTGATGCTGATGCATTAAACTCTACAACTGTATCTGCTGGTGACACTAGAGTTTTAGTTGTAGGTTCTGAATTTGAAAAAGGTTCAAATGCTAGAACAGCTGCTAACGCGCCTCAGTTTAAATCTCACTCTAATAAGCACATCATTTTAAGAGACTATTACGAAGTTTCTGGATCTGATGCATCTGCTGTAGGTTGGGTTGAAGTTTCTGGTGAAGAAGGTCAAAATGGTTACCTATGGTACTTAAAGGCTGAAGGTGATACTAGAGCTCGATTCACTGATTACTTAGAAATGACTATGTTAGAAGCTGAGACTGCTCACGCTGATGCTGGAGCAATTGGTGGTACTGACGGTAATGCTCTTCAAGATGGTACGCAAGGTTTGTTCCAAGCTATTACATCTCGTGGTCACCAATCAACTGGTATTACTGGTGTTAATGCTGCTACTGACTTAGCTGAGTTTGATGCTGCTTTAGCCGTGTTTGACCAAAACGGTGCTATTGAAGAGAATATGTTATTTGTAGATAGAGGTACTTCTCTTGCTATCGATGATATGTTAGCTTCTATGAATTCTTACGGAGCTGGTGGTACTTCTTATGGAGTATTTGACAACGACGAAGATATGGCTTTAAACTTAGGTTTCTCTGGTTTCAGAAGAGGTTCTTACGACTTTTACAAGTCTGACTTCAAATATCTAAATGACAAAGGAACACGTGGTGGTCTTAATGACACTGTGAATAATATTCGTGGAGTTGTTGTTCCAGCTGGTGTATCTTCAGTTTATGACGAGCAATTAGGTAAAAACATGAAGCGCCCTTTCTTACACGTAAGATATAGAGCTTCTAATACTGAATCTCGTAAACTAAAAACTTGGGTTACTGGTTCTGTCGGGGCTACTACTTCAGGGGTTGATGCTATGGAGGTTCACTACCTTTCTGAGAGATGTTTAATCACTCAAGGTGCTAATAACTTTATGTTATTAAACTAGTATATTAAAAGATCAGGGCTTCGGCCCTGGTTTTTATTTTTAATTTTTATTATATTATATTATGGCTAAAAAGCAAACAAAAAAAACCGCAACGGTTAAGGAAACTGTTGTGGAGCAAGAGGTGGTTGAAGTAATGGAGCAACCAATTATAGTTGAAGAAACTACTAAAACATTAAAACCAAAAGTAGAAAAAGAATCTAAAGATGCCTGGGAGATAAAGGATAGAATGTATTACCTAACTGGTAATAAGTCACCTTTAACTTACTTAATAAGAGGTAGTGCTATATACTGGTTTGATGAAGAAAAAGGTTTTGAAAGAGAATTAAAATACTGTGCTAACCAAAGAACATGCTTTGTTGACGAGATGAAAGGTGAGCAAAGGTTAGAGCATATTATATTTAGAAATGGATCTTTATTTGTTCCAAAAAACAAAACTGTTTTACAAAAACTTTTATCCTTATATCACCCACATATAGACAAGTTATTTAGAGAGCACAAACCTAAGCAAGTTGCAGCTAATCAAGTTGAAATTATAGAGATGGAAATTGAAGCTTTAAACGCAGCTAGAAATTTAGACGTCGATATGGCTGAAGCTGTTATGCGTGTAGAGGTTGGTTCTAAAGTATCAGAGATGAGTTCTAAAGAACTTAAAAGAGATTTATTATTATATGCCAAAAGAAATCCAGAGTTGTTCTTAGAGTTAGTTAATGACGACAACGTTGTATTAAGAAATTTTGGTATTAAAGCGACTGAACTAAACATTATAAAGTTATCATCAGATCAAAGACACTTTATGTGGGGATCTAACGATAGAAAACTTATGACAGTTCCGTTTGACGAACACCCATACTCCGCACTTGCACAGTGGTTT